GCACATAGCCAGACTCCTTGATGCATTCTCTAATGCTAGGAGCCACAGTTGTAATCATGAAATGATATTCATCTTTAATGTTGGCTGGGATAGCTGGTGGTTTCCACACGTGTTGAACCACGTCGCAAGGTTGCACGTCACCCGCACCAGCGATAAGCCATTTGCCACGCTTGTTAATCTTAGTAACCGTTGGATGTGAGTACGGTCTATTCCCTGCGGTAGTACGTGAGTCAGCCACTAGCATGCAGCCGTTGTCGCTTTGAATACCAACGATTGTTGTCATCAGCCAACTCTCAATCTAGGTGGAGTCCAACGTCCGCTTGACTTCTTACGTCCGCGTGATGGGGCAGATTGCTTGGACTCCTTGCCAATGTTCTTCTCTGCCCATGAACGAGCCTCTGGGTATGTTAGCTTTTCACGACTCATGATTATCTGTATACCAGAACCACTTGCGTTACATGCATAACATACCCAGACACCCTTGTCTGAATTAACCGAAGCAGACTTACGAGAGTCATCATGTACAGGACACAAGATTGATTTCTCCCCGCCAAGTGGCAAGGTCAATCCGTAATGATTAAAGACTGCTTCTAGAAACTCAGGCTGATTCATTTGTTAATACCAGTTCCTTTCCTGGTGGAACCTGTACGCCCCGCACCAAGTATCGTATCGATGGAGCACGTAGTCGTGCGCCTCCTGAGTCTGTTTGAGTAATGACCAATGAGGTTTCCCCCATAGTAATTGCCACACTCCACGAGCTCCACTCTTTTTGTTGAGTGACGTCTCGTTGTAGCGACTCTCCTTGTACGCAATACGTTTCGCACATAGTCGCTGCTCCTTCTCGGTCACGAACTGAGCAATCGCATACTCCACTCTCTGTTCCTTGTCCATTACGGACATGCGAACTTCGTGTGTAAGTTTGGGTGATAACGCTTGTGCTGGTGATACCAACACGAATGCTATCGCTATGCCCATCGTTGTCGCTAACCGCATAGTTACCTCTTTTCATTTTGTAACCAGCTGTCACATGATTACTGATGTCCATTGTAACCTGCCTGTTTAAGCAGATTTACCCAGAGTTCCGCAGGCATTACTGCATACGACTCTGAGATATTAGAAGTGCCACGCTTCTTCATTAAGACAACGCCTGTTTCTGCATCTGCATGCGTCATCTCATCCTCAAGTTCCCGAAGGTACTGAGGAATTCTAAATGATTTTTCATTCTTGCATTCTATAACTACACCATTGATACCGTCAATGTCACCGACATCGTCGTGACGACCAGCACCATACGCACGTTCGGCACATGGGTAACCCATACTTCTTAACCACTTGACTACGTCACGTTCAAACTGTGAGCCTTTACGTTTAGCTGCTGTTGTCATGTGTAATCTCCTGGTATCAGTGAGTCTAGTTTTATATTTAACTTACGACGGATTGCCATTCGGTCACGCGGTGTCATCCCACCCCATAAACCATAACCTTCGTGGCGTACTGCCCAGTCAAGACATTCTGTCTTTACTTGACAGCCAGAACATATCATCTTGCCAAAAGCATACATTGATGTATCGCCTTCGTTCTCAGAATCTGGGTAAAAAAAATCGCTACCAACTTCTCTGCATTGACCACGTGATAGGTCTGGCATTCGCATCTATAACTCCTTAAGGTCGACGTTTTAATCTATAAAGATTTTCCCAATACCTTAATGCAACTTCATCTGTAACTACAAGATGACGCCACCTTTTTCTTTTCTGCATTCCAAGGTATGCAAGTACGTGCCACTTAACCCAAGCACCACGCAAGAAGATTGTTATCTTATTCATCCTTTAATTCTTTCATAACATCTAGTAAATTTTCTACCGTAATCAGATAGCCCTTGCTTCTGTTCGGTGGTATCTCGCAAGTAATCTCACGTCCATACTTCTGTATGGCGTGACGTACATGACCAGTTGGTACCATCAATACGCCATGTTCCAGAACGAAAGCCCAGTAACTAGCCTTCGTGACAGACAGACCCGATGGTTCCCATGAATCAGAACGCTGATACCAGCATTCAACTTCTATGTATAGGTTGCCAGTAGCATGCCACTTGCGGTCACGTTTAACTTCAATGGTCTTGCCACCAGTAAGTAACTCTTCTACTAGTTTCTCGCCTGACTGACCATAACTAAAATCTAAATCAAATGAAGATAGGTTACTCATTGCCATTGACTCATTGTTCTGGCGCGGAACAAATCAGCTGGCGAATTATAGAGAACCATCTTGCTTGCCTCTGCTGCTAGAGATACATAACTCTCTGCGGTTGGGTCTGCCTTGCCATGTCGGTTCTTAACAACGGCAACACGATAACTATTAGAAGCGCTATCCAGAGCCACCGAAAGGACCAACTCTGGTAGTGCTGCTACCTTACCCATCAAAGCTTTACGTGGTGCTGGGTAGTTTGGCTTAGACATCTTTTCATTTTCGGATACGTGGTGTAGGACGATGAAAGCCGATTCGTATTCACGTGCCATGTAGTGAAACGCTGACATGGCATCACGTAGTGCAGTCCACTCGTTATCGCTAGCGGATACTACGTTCATTAAGTTATCTACATATACAGCAGCAGGAGCCGAACCATGTAATTCAATCCACGCTTCTATCTCCTCTTCAATATCTTGAAGAGAAGGTGCTGGGTCGAACGCGAACCTTACATGGTTGGCACCTTCTGCTAGTGCATCCTCAAGGAGAACACTTGCTTCGGTATCCATCAGTCTTTCAACATCAGCAACATCTTTATTCATAATAATTGCACCAGCGCGAGTAGCGATGGTGCGTGAATCAGAGTCTGCTGATATGTACAAAGATGGAACCTTAGAAGTAACGGCGTACCATAATGCAAGTAGTGTCTTGCCTCCGCCTGGTTGTGCAGCAATCAAATGCAATTGCGCTTGACGGAACACAACCTGACTGGCGGTGAGTTGAGGCAAGATTTCTGGTAGTTGATGACCAGCTGGTGACTCGACACCCACTACTTGCAATAGGCTACGCATTACTTAGTCCAGATTGTTTCTGCTTCTACAGCACCTGGTGAGAAAGGCTTCGGTCCCTTGGCTGGGTCAAACCAACCAACATAAGCCTTGCCTGCTTTTGATACGCCCTTCTTCTTAGCGTACTTGCCACGTCCGTCTGGTAGGTCTGGCGCATCTGGATGTCCATATGTCCACTCGTTACCATACTTGTCTTTGACAACCTCAATTGCTTGAGGTGTTGTAGATACAGGCTGTGGGTTTAAACCAGCTGCCTGCAGCCCAGCGATTGCTTGCTCCATGTTAGGTGCATATGCTCCGCCGTTAGTGCGGTTAAGCAGCATAGCTTGCAGACCTTGTGCGTCAGTGATTGCCTCGACTGCTGCGGTTAGGTTTGCTTTAAATTCAGAAACGCTGTTACCTCGGACGGTAAACAAATCATTTCCGTTTAGCTTTCCTGTAAACGAGAACATAGATTCAGTCATCTACTTTCTCTCCTTTTCTTTCCCAGTTGTTGGAAGTTGTAGCGGGAAATCTTTACTGCCCCATGCTGGACACTTCTCGACGAACGAACACATCTTGCAATTCTCACCAACAAATGTTGGGAAGTAACCTTGCAATACTGAGTGGTTCATTGAGGCAAACGCATGCTCATAGTATTCAATACTTAGGTGGGTTAAGTCAATCAAATCGCCAAGCTCGCCTTGGCGTGTCATAAAGAATGCGCCCCACTTGGGACGGATGCCATAAATCTTTTCAATACCACTGGCATATAAGCCATTCTGGATTACACCGAATGGCGTCCTGGAACCTGTCTTGTAGTCAACGATAACCAAGTCTTCCCCTACTTGATATACCGCGTCGATAATAAATCTTACAGGTGTGCCTCCGAAATGCACATCTGCAGACCACTCGATTCCAGGACGACCATCAGGCATAGTAGCGATTTGCCAACCAGATTGCAACATCCATTTCTGGTATGCCTCTACCTGCTTGAGCCCATCGCTCTGCCAAAAAGCTAAGTCCTCGCCATCTGGACGAGCAGCGGTCTTGCGACCAGCTGTCGTCCACTCTGTCGATGGGATTCCTGTTTGCTCTTCGACACTTCTAACTTCGTC